TGCTTGCGCTGGTCGCTTCGATCGAAGCGTGTTGGAACAAGCCTGCGGCGCAGCGCCTTCGCGTTCTTCACTGCAACGCAGTGGGCATCAAGCGTATTCGGAGGTCGTGATGCTGCTCCCCTTTCTCTCCTACATCGGCTGCCGTTGGGCAGCGCGCCGTTTGGATCGCAAGCGCTTCGCTGGCCCGTATATGACCGCCGCCAAGCGTTCGCGACGCCTGCGTGCTCTTGCCGATTGGCTTCGTCTCTAAGTTCCCTGGTCGTCGCGGTGAGCAACGCGGCGGCTTTTCTCAACCTCTCGATATGGAGGAAACCATGCTCAAGAAAATCGCTGTTGGTCTGGCTTCGCTGGGCGGTGCTGTTGCCGCGAATGCTGCCGTCGATCCGTCCGTTACCACGGCCCTGACCGGCGCTGGTACGGATGCCGCAACCGTGGGCGCTGCGGTGCTCGTGGTGATCGTCGGCATCTTCGCGTTCAAGATGTTGCGCAAGGCGCTGTAATGGCCTCGGGGGCGCTGGTTGGCGCTCGTTGCTTCTCCTCCAACGCGGAAGCGACGGACGCGGTGTATAGCGCGGCCCCGATCGGTCAAAGCGTGGGACAGACGACCTACGTATCGGAGTTTGTGCAGTCCTCCGGTGCGTGGGTCGTTCGTCGTTCTGTTATCGCGCAAGACGGCGCTGTGACGCAGTTGGCGGATGCTGCCGCGCCTTCGCTGTCGTTCCCGGTGTGCGACACGACTGCGCAGTTCACGGACGGCATGACCGTTGGCTGGGGCGTTGTGGCGGCGATGGTGGCCGCGTGGGCGGTGGTGGCGTTGCGTAGGGGGCTGTGATGCTCGCAACTGATTTCTGGACCTGGGCAGGGTTCTTGGCGGTGGTCCTTCCGGCCGCCGTTATTTTTTTCTCGAGCGGTGGGGGTGAGTGATGCGGTTGATGCTCGCTGTATTTGCGTTAGTGGTGACGTTTAATAGCGCGTTTGCTTCGACGATTCCGGTCTACCCGGTGCCGCCGATCGGCACGGTTTCGGGCGGTTGGGCTACGGTTGGTGCGACCACGATCAACGGTGGGGCGGCAGCTGTGGAGATGGAGGCTCGCGTCGCTGGTGTTGTTGCGAAGATTCCGGCGACTGCGCGGCTCGGTTCGACTGCGGCGAGCGTTGGGCTGGCGGCGATCCGCTTGAATCCCGTTGGCCTTGCGACCAGCGCCATCCTGCAATACCTGTTGCAGGCTGGGATTCAGCAGTGCTTGCAGCCTGGTGGGTGGTGTGCTCCTGCTACCAGTCCGCATGCGAGTGATCCGGGCTTTGACGGTTTTCAGTACTTGGTCGACAACGGGAATGGGGTTGGAGATAGTCCCGGTGCTGCTGTGACCTCGGCGGGCTATACGTTCGTTGGTATCGTTGGCCCGTGTTCTGGTGGTGGCTGTGTGTATGTCTCGGTGAAGAATCCAGCCGCGCCTCAATACGGCACCTATACGGTGACGGTGTTTCAGGGTGGCTGTGTGGCTGGCTACGTGTATTCCTCTGGTACGGGTACGTGCGGGCCTAACCCTAATGCACCCGCGACGCAGGCCGCGAATGACGCCAATTGGAACAAGGCGTTGATCTATCCGATGCCCGACCAGGTGGCGACTGATCTGTCGGCGGCGAAGGTGCCGTTGCCTGTCACGTTAGCGCCCTCTCCTACGCCGATCACGATCAACTTGAGTGACCCATATGTGGACCCTATCACGGGGAAGCGCTATCGCGATGTGGCTGTCGTCACGCCTAATGCAGATGGCAAGACGGCGACGCTCAACGTGGTTAAACAGGAGGTCGATGCCAACGGCAATACCGCCACGCAGACCAACGCGAGCGGGGTGGTGGTCAATACGGCCCCTGAGAAGCAGGACGACCCGTGTACAGGGCACGAAACGCGCATGGGCTGTGCCGAGGAGGGGCAGATTCCCGATGCGCCCGACCTGAAGGAACAGCAGATCAATGTTGCGATTACGCCTGATGGTGGTTGGGGGCCGGATAACGCGTCCTGTCCAGCTGATGTTCCGTTTACGGTGATGGGCCGTAGCTTCGCGATCAGTTGGGCGCCGGTGTGTAGCTTCGGTTCGATGATTCGCCCCTTGGTGATCGCTATGGGGTGGCTGGCGGCTGCGTTCATCGTGGTCGGCGCAAAGCAAGGCGGGGGTGAGTGATGCCGATTGCTGCTTTTCTGATGGCCCTGATTGGGCCGCTTGCCCGCCAGTTGCTGGTCTCTATCGGTATCGGGTTGGTTACGTTTGTCGGGCTCGATGCGGCGGTCGGTGCCGCGTTTTCCGCCGCTAAGGGCTCGCTCGGTGGGCTGACTGGCTCGGTTGCTTCGGTGTTGGCGATCTCGGGATTTTTCACGGCGCTGAGCGTGATTGCGGGCGGTATCGTCGCGCGCATTTCGCTGATGACGTTGAAGCGGTTCGGGAGGGTCACGGGATGAGTGCGACGCAACCTATCACGCTGATTACCGCTACGCCTGGCGGTGGCAAGACCGCGTTGGCGGTACAGATGATGGCTGAGGCGGTGAAGCAAGGCCGACCGCTGTTCATGCAGGGCATTCCGGAGTTGCGTTTGCCCTATATCCCGCTTCCGCCGGTTGCGGAATGGACGGAGATGCGTGTCGATCCTGAGGACCCCGATCAGCGTTCGCTGCCCTACTTCACGTTTCCTGAGAAGTCGCTCATCGTCATCGATGAGGCGCAGCGCATCTTTCGTGTGCGGTCGGCGGCTAGCAACGTGCCGAATCACGTCGCCGCGTTTGAGACGGTGCGGCATACGGGTGTCACGTTTCTGCTGATCACGCAGTCACCGGGCTTTCTCGATTCGCACATTCGCAAGCTGGTGGGTCAGCATGTTCACTTGCGCGATGTCGGTTTGCTCGGGCGCTGGTGGTACGAATGGCCAGAGGTCGGCAATCCCGAGGCCTTCAAGTCCGCGCCGATCAAAAAGAAGTGGTCGCTGCCGAAATCGTCATTCGGGCTGTACAAGTCCGCCAGCCTGCATATCAAGCGCAAGTACAGCATCCCGCCTGCGATGGTTGTGATGATTGGCGCGATCATGCTTGCGGTGCTGGCGATCTGGCGCGTCTATCACCAGGTCGAAAAGAAGGTGCATCCCGATGCTGACGTTTCTGCAAAGGCTGGCGCGCCGGGCGCGGCCAGCGCTCCTGTGGCTTCTTCTGCTGCTACCGGTGTTCGCTCTGCTGATCCAGCGGAGCAGCTTGCGGCCTTTTTTCCAGTGGTGCCGGGTCATCCTGAGAGTGCTCCTGCATATAGCGCGCTGAGAGAGGTCAAGGCGATGCCGCGTGTTGTTGGCGCGGTGTGCATGGGCGATAGGTGCCGTGCGTATACGCAACAGGGCACCGATTCGGGCCTCGATCAAATGCAGTCGCGTCAGTGGCTTGCGAATCGGCCGTTCGATCCGTATCAGGAAGTCGCGCCGGTGGCGTCTGCGGATGCGGCGCGCGATCAAGTTCTAGCGTCTGGAGTCGATTCGTCGCGTGAGCCGGTGCCAGCAGCGGCGGTTGTGCGTGATGGTGCTGCGGAGTGGTCCGGTTATGGTGGTGACGGGTTGATTCGTCATCCGAAGCCGGTGCAGTCCATCGCGCGTAATTAGCGCTTTCGTAGTGCTGTTGATCGCAGCAGGCCTTGCATTAGATGCCCGTCGTAGTCCATCACGCGGGCAACTAGAGCGCGGAACGTGCGGCAGACGAATTGCTTGCCATCGGGGCGAGTCCAGATGAAGTGCGAGGCGGCGCGGATGAGGCGGCGGATCGGCAGGCGTAGCGTGAGTTGCTGCCACGGGCGGAACGGAAGCTTGCCGCGCTTGATGGTGCGACGGCGCGGCAGTGCAAACCACAGAGGCATGGTGCAGAGGCCGCCGATCAGGGTGAAGGAAAGCTGTTCCATGGTTTTGCCTTTCAAAGTTACCGGGCCGCTAGATTCTGAGTCCCGGCGTCTTTCTCTCGGTGAGCCTGCGAGGGCTGCTGTTGTCACCGTTCCGCTGAGTTCGTCGTCCCGCGAACATGAGAGCGGCGGCTCTGTGGGACGTGGAATAAATGGAGGGGACCCGCCTCCGTTTGTTTGGAGGTGGGGAGGTAGCCGTTTATGCCGCGAAAGCCCACAGAGCCGACGCTATGTTCGCGAAAGGGACGACGAACTTAGCGGAACGGTGACAACCCTGCTGGGCGAGCTGAGAGGCCGCGCGGCGAGCGCCTCTAGGCCGAAGGCCTCAATCTGGTCTTTGGATGCGTCGGGCGGGCCGTTAGCGCGTTTTGTAGAGGTGGGTGGTAGGTGGGGATGGGCAGACGCTTCGCGCGACACGCGTGACGGAGCGCAGCGACGGCAGGCGGGGCGCGCGAAGCGCGCCCCTAGACTTGAATCACTAACACTTGAGAACCGAGCCAGCAAATACAAGGCTCTGCGGGTAGTGGACCAACATTGAAGGGTCCAAAAAAGAAAGCCCCGGCGAGGTCTGCAAACCTCCCAGGGCGTGTGCACAACCGGAAACGTTCAGGCATCGGTCATGCTGCAAACCACAATAGCACAAAGCTATGACAATCGTCAGTTCCATTTGTCGGCAGAGCAACTGCAACAAATGGGCGTCAAGGATTCCGACCTTTCGGCCCTCGCGTATCAACAACGCAAGCGTGATTTGCGTGAACAGGCGGGCTTTGGCGAAGAGTCCATCCGTGATGACATCATCGTCCGTGTGCGGCGCTGGCCGGATGGGCAACGCGAGGTAGTCGGCTATCCGGTTCGTCGTCACTACGGCAACCCGTTTGAAGGGAAATTCGGCATCGTCGTGCCGAAGCCGAAATCGGAGCGTGGCAAGTCAGAGGATCAGGAAAAGTCGATGGCGAGCGCTATGCAGCGTGCGCGGCGCAAGGTGCGCGAGTTGGCTAAAACCGCTCGTCTCGATCATCTGCTGACGTTGACGTATCGCGGCCTCATGGCTGATCGTGAGCGCGCTGCGAGGGACTGGAAAGCCTTCGTGCGTCGCGTTCGCAAAGACTCCCGGCTGGTGCGCGAGGGCGATGCGTTTCACTTCGTTGCCGTGATCGAACACCACAAGAGCGGAGGCATCCATATCCATGTCGGCGTGCGCGGTTGGCGTGATGCGATTGCGCTACGCGACGCATGGCATGCGGTGGTCGGCAAGGGTAACGGCAACGTCGATATTCAGGGGCCGAAGAGCAAGGGCCGTAGGCGCATTGTGGGTGTCCATCGCGTTGCTGCGTACCTGAGCAAGTACATCACCAAAGGAACGCAGCACAAGCTCAATGAGCGGCGTTACTGGTCATCCAAGGGTATCGAGATTCCGGAGCGGGAGACCATTGGGCAGTTTCGCTCTGAGGATGATGAAGGCTCGTTTCGCGCTGGCATGGATGCGACGATGCGCTATCTGGTGGAGAGCGGCGCGAATTGGCAGGGGATGAGCACCTACGTGTCGCATGGTCGTAAGTGCTTCTGGTTCTCGCTGGCGGAGGATGGCTTTGAGCTTGACCCTCCGGAGGTGATTGACGACGATGATCCGCCGTCTTTGCATTAGCAGTGCAGTTGGTTCATCTGGCTGCGGATGCCGTTCATCTGTTCTCGCCACGGACTAGTTTGTTGATACGTCAGCGGCATTCGCTGGATGCTGAGCAGGTTGCTGCGTAGCTGATTGCACTGTGTGTTTGTCGCATTGGTCTGCGCCTGTAGTGCGCTTTGTTCAGCGGCAATGTCGCGGTCACGCTGGGCCATACGTGCATCCCACTGACGTGCTAGCTCTGCGTTCGGGTCAACGTGCTGCGATGGTGGTTGTGTTTGCGCTGGCGGTTCTGGTTGGGTGGTGATGATGCGGACAGGCTCGGGGCACGGCGTTTTGGAGTACGTTGTTTGGCCGTGGTCCTCGCACTTGTAAAGCACGATTTCTGGTTGCGGTTGTCGAACCGGTTGTGCCGGTCGCTGCGGGGTGTTTTCGACGATAGGCGGCGCGGGCTGAATTGGTGCGCTCGGGGCCGGTACCTTGAAGCTCATGATGTATCTGACGCCGATGTACACCGCAAGAAAGAACGTGGCCCAGCACGCCAGCGTTAGCGTCCAGTGCATGCCGGGTTTCTTGGGTGTGGGCGTGTTCGGCTTGCCGTACCAGCGGTTGTATTCCCTTTGCCAGTCAGGATTGATTGGCTTCTGTTTTTTACGGTCGTGGTACCAATTGCGATCTTCTACCCCCATGTTTCTCCCCTGCCGTGGCGGCCTGTTAATTGCAGCGGTAAACTACACCAAAGATAATGCAGCAGGCGGGGAGTATGACGTTTGAGGATGTCATTGGCATCTATATGTCGTCGGTCGTGCATCGTAGTAGACAACGCGATTATTATTCGCTTCAGCGATTACAACCCCACTTTGGTGGGATGCTGATAGTTGATCTAAAGCGGGCGCACGTGCGCGCTTACGTCGAGCGTCGTGTTGTGGATGGCGTCAAGCCTGCCACCGTGAATCGTGAGCTGAAGCTGTTGTCGGCGGCGATCAACTACGTGCGTATCGAGCATGATCGCCCTGATCTCGCCAATCCCGCGCTACGCCTTGGTATTGGCGAATCAGAGGGTCGTGTACGCTGGATTTCTACGGTAGAGGCGTCGGCATTATGTGAGGCTGCTGAACGTTACGCACGTCGCCCTCACCTTCCCGCGTTCATTCGACTAGCACTGAATACAGGATGCCGGAAATCAGAGTTAATTAAACTGGAATGGGCGCGAGTCAGCCTGGATCGACGGCTGTTGACGCTACACGCGGAGCACACAAAGTCCGGGCGGCGGCGGTCGGTTCCGCTCAATGATGCTGCCGTCGATGCATTGCGGGATCTGTTGGCGTGGCGTGGCAGCCATGCGCCGGGCAGTCCGTGGGTTTTCGCCACCCAGGATGGGCGGCGGATCACAACGTTTCAGACGGGGTTTTCGGCGGCGTGCCGGAGGGCGGGGATCGTGGATTTCCGTATCCACGATATGCGGCATACCTGCGCTAGTTGGCTTGTGATGGCAGGTACGCCGTTGCAGACGGTTAGAGATTTGCTAGGGCACTCGTCGGTGACGGTAACAGAGCGCTATGCGCATCTTGCACCAGAGCAGTTACGCGGCGCAGTGCAGCGGATACTGCCATTCTGAGTCGTCGTCGGCGCAGAGAGTACTGCCCTCCGAAGGCAGGGGTTGCTGGTTCGATCCCAGCCGGGCGCGCCACTTGGGCTTGAGCATTGTTGCCGATGCCTGAGACCACCAATCCCACGGTACCGAGTACTGCCATCGTTGCGATGGATGCTGCGGCGTGCGCCATCGTCGTAAGGAACTTGCGACCCGTCTCACTGCGCTCTGCTTCGATGGCGGCGATTCGGTAGCATAGGTCGCTCGGGTACCCGAGGGCCATTCCAACCTTGACCGTTGCGGCCGGCGTCATTCCGCCTCGCTTCTTTCAGTGGCTTACGGTCGTCTGGTCAACGTCGCATAGCTCTTGGATGCGCTTCTGGCCAGCCGGCTTATTGGCTTCAACAAATTCATTGAAGAAATCAATCGATGTTTTCATGGTCGGCCTTAGTGATTGCCTTGACATGACATATCGCCATGCATACTATCTTTCACATGACATATCGCCATGTTGGCAAGTTGTCATGTAGCTGAACTCTACACCATCCCGGCATCCGCAAGGACCGGCAAATTGATAGGAGCAGTGCCATGCAGAAGAACCGCGTTGTTGTCGACATCCACGCCATCACCGTCCGTGAAGGCACATCGAAGAAGAACGGGCAGCCGTACCACATGGAAGAGTGCGCGTGCATGACGACCACTGAGTACACGACATCTGATGGTCAGGTCATGAGCGAGACGATGCCCGGCATGGTGATGCTGCCGAAGCATCTGAACGGCAAGGTTCGCCCGGGTAAGTTCGAAGCGACGATTGGCCTTGGTCAGTTCGAAGGCAAGTTGACGTTGCGCGTGGTCGATCTGGTTCCCGTTGAGCAGCAGGTTCGTCCGCCCGCGAACGCACCGAAGGCGCAGGCTGCTGCGCTGTAATCGAGAGTCCGCTGCGGCGGGCTTTTTCAGTTAACGGGGGATGCGATGCGCGATCACAGGCAGCTTGACCTTTTCGGCGGTGCTGGCCATCGGCACGGTGCGCAGATTCGTCGCGTGGTGCTTGCGCTGGTCGCTTCGATCGAAGCGTGTTGGAACAAGCCTGCGGCGCAGCGCCTTCGCGTTCTTCACTGCAACGCAGTGGGCATCAAGCGTATTCGGAGGTCGTGATGCTGCTCCCCTTTCTCTCCTACATCGGCTGCCG